ATGTCATTGTTTTTCTGTTACCAGCACTTCCAAAATCTTTTGTTAAATATGAATTAGCCATTAGTTAAATTGTCCTGAGTTAGCCATACCTACTGAAACACTAATAGAAAATGCCCTATCTGCAGTTTGGCTCTCTGCATCCGTTAATCGTAAGGTAAAGTTATACACTGTTGTTGAAGTTTGTGAACCATTCTCAGTTCCTGATATGACACCTGTTGCAGTATTTAAACTGAGTCCAGATGGAAAAGCTCCTGAAATTTTAGAGAAAGCTACTGTTGAATCACTGCTACCATCTACATCAAAGCTTAAGGCTGCTCCTTTATCGCCCTCGCCTAGAGAACCTGAATTTGTACTAAATGTAGGAGCGTCTGAGACTGAAAGTATTGCCCCAGTTCTTGCAGCAAGCCCATCAGGGTTTTCAACCCTTAAGAAATAACTAGCTTTAGTTGATATGTTTACTGTAATAGTTAACTGAGTAGCACTGTTTCTTACTACTGTTAATGGATAGCTAATAACTCCATTTGAATTAATAATTTCTACATTAGGAGTAATAACATAATTTGTACCAGTAATAACTATAGTTGTAGTTGTTGAAGATATAGCAACTGTTGGTGCTATACCTGTAATCGTTGGATATGTAGCTGCGGCTGATGCAGCCCACTCAGGTGCTGAAGCACCACCATTCATTTTTAATACTTGTCCAGCAGTACCCTTGGCTAACTTAGCTAAAGTTGTTGTATTTGATGCATACAGGATATCTCCTGCTGTGAACCCTGATACTCCTGACCATGTGGTGTGTAAATCTGTTAGACCTTGAGCTGTAATTCTAAGCTCAATTCTATCACCAGTAGAGAATGCTCTTGCTGATGTGCTTTCTTGAGCCCTAGTTACTGTAAGAACATCACTAGACCTCGCCGTACATTTTACAACTTCTATGTTATTTGATGAATCAATGAGAGTTGCAAAGAAATAATCTGGGGAACCTGTAGTTGGAAACCTAAGATTTCCGTGTCCTGATGCAAGAGTAATACTAGTAGCTGAGTCGGTAATACTTGAAGCTAATGTAGAGTGTGCATTATTTTTAAATAAAACAGCCATTATGTTAAGACACCCCTTATATTGTTAACTTACAGTTATTGTCCATGTAATACCTAGCGTATCACCAGAAGCTTTGTTTATTACAGAAAATACTGTTCTACATAGTAGTGTTCCACTTGAGCTAGCATTTAATATTCCTGCTTCAGTAATAGCTCCTGTTCCTGTTCCCGCAGGGAAAGAACCAACATACGCTACTGCGTTGCTTGATACTGTTGTAGATGTTAATGATACTCTACCTGTCTCTGCTCCAAGTGCTGTGTTACCAACTGCTGCTGAACCAGTGTTTGTTCCTATCGCCATATGGCTCATAACAGTAGAGTTATTTTTCATACGGTCTGCAATATAATTTTTACCTGTAGTAACAACTACGTTTGGAACTTCAACTTCTTGTTTTATGTCCCCTTCTGGATTAGTAACAGTAAGTTTTAAACTACCAGTAACTTTAATTTGTTCTTCAATCATAATTGTCCCCTGTCATTAATAAGCTCCCGCATTTAGTGGAGTTGCGTTAAATATATGTCCACCTAATGTAGTGTCGTCTACATCAGTATACACGTAATTGATAACCAGTCCACTATCACTTGCTGTAACGCTGTCTGTAGAAACGTTACCTGGTTGTAAAACTGGTGAATCTGAAACAGAAAAGCCATCTGTTTTTCCTGCAGGTGTAGTAGTTATTGCAGGAGAATCTGCTATCGACTGTGAATCTGATTGTGGATAAACTAAGCTTACAACAATACTTTCATTTATAGTTACTGGGTCTGGGTCTATGTCAGCATCAGATAAATCAAAGTCAATATTAGAATGTATTATTAAACTTGGAGCTGCTGATATATTTACTGTATCAGTTAAAATTTGTGTAACATTAAACGCAGGTACATCTGATACTGAAGGTGTTTCAGCTAGTGGATGTGTAACAGCTCTAGTATCTATATCTGTTACTTCAGATGTTTCAGTATAAACTGTAGTTACTGCTTTAGAATTAATAGACTCCGCTACTGCTGCAGTGTCACCCTCCATAGTATGAGTAGGTATTAATTCAGTAGTAAAAGATATGTGGTTTTGTGTCGATGCTACTGCGGATATTTTATTCCCATCAGTAATTGTTGAGCTTATACTACTTACAGCAACCGTAAAAGATATTACAGTAGCTGCTACAGCTGATGTAAGCTTTATATTAGCCATTAAAAATTACTTCTCACTCTAAATTTTAAGACATCGTATACTGTTTGAAGACTACCATTATAGCTAACTATAATCTCTCCCTCATATGAACCTTCATCAACATCTAATACACCACCTGAGAAACTAAATTGTATCTTACCATCACTTCCGTCCGTAGTTTTAGCACAGCTTATTGTTGCTAGAGTTGTAGTTGCTCCTGTCGCTCTAAATTTTACTGATACTGCAGTAGTTCCAGCCGATAAATCTAAAGCTGTATTAGCTACATCGTCCGTTAAAGTAAGCAAAATAAGCGGTAACTCATCTCCTTTAACTAATTTTATTACGTCTGACATAATCTACCTCGTTAAAATCTTTGTGCTTGAACTCTCATAGAAGCCCTTCCCGCACCTAAATTAGCTCTAGCTCTACGTTCTTGCAATTTAAATATAAATTGCTTTGCATGATAAGAAGCTAGTTCCCTATCGCTCCAAGCTCTATCAGGTAATACTAATAAATGTTGGAGTGCTCCATGCATAATAACATTTTCTAACTCATCTAAAACTGTTTTATCCATACCTGTTGCCGTTCTTAAAGGCTTCAGACATACAATCATTCGTACATCATACGACTCAGAATTGTCTGGTACTGGGGCAACTGAAAAATGGTCTGGGTCTAATTGTGTTATATGTCTAGGTTTTGCCCTAGACTCAGTAGGTTGATTAGGCCATTTAGGATATAAGTCATATATTTTATCCAATGTAACTGGAGCTAAAGTTTCATCATTTACAGTAGCTGTAATGAACGCATGTACCTCAGATTCACTAGGACTTTCATATGCATAGTCATGTGCACCCGCAACCAAACGTATTCGTGGTTGTTCGTACCTCCACGCAAGAGTACGTTCACACGTCTCAATCGCTGCATCACGAACGTATTGCTCTATGATTGGCGTAGGACATCCTGGAACACTAGGTGATAATCTATTTACAATACTAAGGAATGTTCTAATAGCCATTATGTTAAGTCCTCTGTAACGTTAGTTTTTGTGTTACTAATTTGCAACATACCACCTTCTTCTGTATCTGTTGCTATTTTGCTTTGTGCATTAACAGCAAGAGATTTAGTAAAAGACCTATAGAACACATCAGCTCTTCCTGAATTAACATGTTCATTATCTACTGACTCAGCTAAAAATATAGTTGCATCAACTACTACTGGAAAATATGCATCTGATAATATATCAACTGCTGTAGTGCCATCGTAAGCTGGTGGGCTTTGTGAGTACTCAATATTTAATACTTGATTAGCTGGAGCTTTAGGGTATATAAAAAATTTGTTTGCATTTCTTGTGTGCCTCATCCAGTTTACTGCTGCTGATGCAGTGTCATTCATCCACTGTGGATACGCTTGGTCTAAAGATTCTCTGTTAGTTTCTATACATCCATTACCACCGCTTACTGAAAAAATTTCCATAATACGCAATGAGTCAGTAGGTGCTGATTGTATAACTTCATTTTCAACACAAGTCATAGTCCCTACTTTAGCAAATAAATCAGGTCTGAGCACTGCAATACGCTTTAAAGATTGGTTAGCAAACCCTAAAAGCACTATATCAGAATACCTTTGAGGGGCATTCTCATCTTGCAACATTCGTCTAACTTCAGTAATAACGTCGTTTAAAATCATCTTTTACCCTTTTTTTCCATGTTTCTTGTAACTTCTTCAGCTAACTCGATAGGTGTATTGTCTGGTTTAATAACCTCTTTAGTTTTTAAATTAACTTTTGGCTCACGACTTTTTTGGTCTTTAGTCATAAATTTTTCTGGGAACGCTTGTTCCTCAGTAACTTCTTCTGTTCTAGGATTTTCATCTAGGATTTCATTCCATCCATATATTGTCCCATCAACTATATTTCTTAACCATCTTCCCGCCATTTCTATCTCCTATGTTTTAATCGGGGGGTTAACGTTAGCTAACCCCCCAACCTTGTTTACTTACTTACGAACAATCAGCAACTATTGCCCAAAGTCTCATAACCACAACATCTGCTGCGTTTACAGTCTTCACGTCAATAGTGTCTGCTGCTGCATAGTATTTACCATTGCTTAATCCCAACACAGTGTTTGGAGCAGCTTCTGTTAGTACTAATGACGAAGTATATCCAGCAACCGCATTGCCGTTCACTCCATCAAGATACCCATCAGGGTCTGCACCGTCACCTATATCAAGTGTAAGTGTACCACCTTCTGCAGTAGTAACATCTATACCCACAGCTATGACATATGTCTTAGCAGGAATAGATAATGCTTCTAATACATCGCCAGCACCAATCGCTGTATTACCAGCTGTGATTCTGTCGGCGGCAATAGTAGCAAAGTTTAAAGTAACTTCTAGTAATCCAACTTTATTAACTCCAGATGCAACGTGAGCTGCAGCTGTGCCTTTGTTGAAACCAGTCGCTTCCGTATATGTAGCCATATTATATATCTCCTAAGTTATACAGTTATAACACCAACAGCTAAAGCTTCAGGTTTAACGACTTTATAGCCATAAACTTGTAACCCTCTGATGATATTACCAAATGTAGTTTCTGAACGAATTGTTTCCATATTTGTCATTTGTGACGCAAATGTAAACCCCGATTTGTGACCAGCAATAATGCTGAACTCAGCTCCGCTCTTGTAAAGATTGTGACTTACATAAATTGTAAATCTATCTATCATTCCTAAACGACCATTTCTCAACGGAGATGAACCATCCCCAGTGATTGATGCGTCTTTAAGGTCAGATAGCTTAATGTGACCAGCCATCTTAGCAGGGATAACGATAAATCTATCGCTCTCTGGACAGTTAGCCTCATCAAGTACTGTACCCATATTAACTATTTGGTCAATAGCATTTGATTTAGTAATAGCAACTGGCGAACTTGCAACCCCTATATTGAGGTCGGCAGATATTCTACCAGCTGTTGCTCCTTTATTTAATGCAGAAACATCAGTTAATATATCAGTCAATACTCTAGAATCGATTTTAATCTTCATACGCTCTGAAGCGTCTTTAGACCATGTATCCATAAGAGTAATGTCTGTTTGTACTTGGTCAACATCATCCTCAACACATGCGAAATATTCGCCTTTGTCAATTAGAAGTTGTATTTTAGGTTTGTCAGGGTTTTCAACACTAAGTGTTTGTCCCTTAACGTATGTTTTGATAGTAATCTCTGGAGTTGTACGGATATTAACCGTGTCCCCCATTGATTTTATATCTCCTTGATAGTCTGTATTTGAAATAGCTGCGAGCACTGATGCATCGTAGAAATTCTCAATAAGTTTACCAGACCATATCTCAGGTATAAAATTACCTGTGTAACCTGGATTCCCAGGTGATACTCCAAAAGCCATAATAGCCTCCTAGTTAGTTAAATTACGCAATGCGACCTTCTTGCTGTGCAGCAAAAATGTCACGTTCTTTTTTTCCACGCTCAGCTTCACGGCCTTTATATTTACCAAATCTTACATCCTCAAAAAATTTTGTGATGTCTTGTCTAGTATATGTTTTGCCTTCACCAGCAACAGGTTTTGCAGTGCGTCCACGCCCTGGTACAACTTGTTTTGCTAGTTCTGAGTTTTCGCTGTGGGTCCCACGAGCATTATTAACTTTACCTGTAGCCTGTTCATAAGTAGAAAAAAACTTAATCACCCTATTTACATCTAGTTTTTGCTGTGCATCTGCTAGATATGTTTGGCGACTTAGTCCCGTCAACTGGTCAATCTCAAGAAGCCACGATTGAAAATCTTGGTCGCTATTAATTTCATTCCAGTTAGGTACTTCCTGGTTTAACGTATTCCAAAACTGTTTCTCCTCAGACGATTTTTGTGATTGCTGTACTTGTTGTACTTGTGGCACAACACTTTGCAACTGTCTAAGTTGTCTCTCCAATTCATTAACACGAGCCATTCCTGGTGCTAAAGTATCTTGTGCTGCTCGACGCATAACATCAATAGAATCCCCATACTCTTTTTCATCATCTTCTGTTATTAAATTAATAGCAGGTTCAGGTGAAACAGCAGGTTTTTCTTCTGTGTTAATTTGTCCTAGCAAAGATTCTAATTGGGCTACACGGCTATCTAAACTTCTGTTCGTTGCATTTAAGCGTGGAACATCAGTATTATACATACCCTGTAACGTTTTGTATTTTTGTTCCCATGAGTCTTTATTCTGTTTATCATCTGAAATACTTTGCTCATCAGCATCAGATTTAGGTGCTTGTTTTTCTACACTGTCGGAAGGTGTCGCTGCAATTTCCTCAGTAGGTACTTCAGTAGTAGTTTCAGCTGTAGTGTTTACTTCAGCATTCTCCTCTGTTTCTCCATTGAGTTCCTTGTACAACGCTTGTACATCCTCAGATTGTTTTTGAACTTGCTTTGGTAATGTCATAATGGTTTTGCTCCTATTGGTATGCGTTATTTAACAGCTGTCTCATGACTTTGCTGCGTAGTCAGGGGATTCTTTAATGAGTCTTACTAACTCGCCTAAAATCTGACACCGCCCCTGGGCTAGTGACACATTATTTGCAACATTTGGTAGCTGCTCTAACTCATGTTTACGCCACGACTCTAACCATTCTAATATGTCAGTGTGTTGACGTTCAACTGTAGCCAAAGATTTAACAACTTTAAGGGATGGTCTAATCAAGATTTACCCCCAATGCTGCGGTTGTTAACTGTATTTGCATCCATTCCACCTTTTGGGGCACCATCTGGTTGAGTTGGAGTTCCACTTTTCATTGGAGATTGTGGGGCTTGTGATGCCTCAACCTCTTTTTTTGCGGACAACTCTTGAAGGTAAGTACCTTTTTCCCTAGACGGAACGATTTCATCTACAGGCATTTGCAAACTCTTAGCCACTTCACGAAGTATCGCTGCACGGCCTTCTTTACCAACGATACCCATATCGATTTCATTGGCGGTTGCGTTAAGAAATTCTATTCGACGAACGTTAACAGTCTCTTTAACTGCAAGATTGATTGCACCTTTAGGTAATATATCTACGTCGCCTTTAATTGATTCGTCTTCATCATATCGCATGTTATAAACAAACTGTCTATGAATAATTGGTTTCATGACATCACTGTCAATATGCATAACTACTTGACGTATGCCTTTTCCTGCAGAGCCCATTAACATTGAAAGACCTGACGCTGTGCGTCCAGCTCCTTTAACATTTAAATCTCCTTGCAGGTAAGATGGTATGCCTGAGTGGTCGTCTGCTAGTTTAGAAAATCTATCATACACAGCCATTAATGTATTAGCATTACTATCGGGTTGTGTAAACCTAACAGCAGGAGCACTAGACCCTAGTGGGTCATTAGTTACTTGCCATATTTTCCATGGATGCATTTGTGTTATGTCTTCATTAGGTGGTATGCGTTCTAGGTTAACTTCAACTTGAGGTCCACTTGATATCCCCATGTTATTAACTAACGCACGAGCTGCGGCATTACATACACCTTGTAAATCTTGTATAATTTCTGGTATTCCTTTACCCCAGAATGCTCCTGGATGTTTAATAAATGATGTCTTAGCGTAAGGCTTTTCACCTAATGGGTCATAATTAAGAACTGCTTTTATTACATAGTTACTTACAATCCAAACATTTGCATCGTATTCACGAGAGTCTTCTATTTCCTCTGCTTCATCTTCTAGACCCCACTCTCTCAACATCTTACCACTTACTTTACCCCAGAACTCTAGAGCATCATATATATCAGTAGGTCTATCAAATGAATGGAACTTTCTTTCCTCTTCATCTTTAGATAACTCTACATCTTCATTAATCCATGACTGTCCATTTCCATTATCTAAAAGTTTTTTTATTGCATCATCATCGTATCCAGGTACACCTATCAAATCTGATAAGTCCATACGACTAAGAGGATGATGTTCAAATATATAGCCATCGTTTACATTACTAATCCCAGGCTCTGGGTATATTCTAAATGGGTCTACTCTTTCAAACTCTGGAGCTATTACTTCATCAGCTGTAACAACAGTCTTACCCTCTTCATTTTTAGTATAAGATAATTTTCTTTGTCTACGAACTACAGGGCCTTTTATAAAAGCACTTGGATACGTAACTAAATCTGTAATAAAATCATTAAATGATTCTGCCCAACCACCTTGTGCAAACTGGTCAGCTATCTTTAGCTTCATTCTTTTAGCTCTATCATCAGCAGCTTGTAGTAATTTAAATCTGTAATTCTGAGATATCATTTCTTTTATCTCTGCCATTTTATCTGGGGTGGGTGCTTGACCTTCTGCTTCAACAAGCCTAACTACTTCAGCCGCAAAAGCATTTTGTAATTCTGCTGAATGTTCTGGCGATAATTCTGGTATGGGTGTGGGTTGTATATCCCATGGGGGTGTGCCTGTGTCTAACAAGATATCTCTGAGCCAGCTTTCAGCCGCTCTGCATTTAACTTCTGTTATCATCATGTAGATATCAGAGCCGCCTTGTGCTTGTATCTGTGCTAACTTATCAGCATCGTACCCTCCGTTTCTTTGACGAAGACCTTTAAGCATTATGTTCTCTATAGGTTTCTTTGCACGTTGAGCTGCATCCCAGCATTCACGCATATAAGAAGCGAGCCCTAGAATGACTGCTTCAGACTGACGCTCTTCCATAGCTTTGTTAGCTTCTTCTTTCTCTTTCTTTACAAGAGACGCATTGTCTATTACTTGTAGTACCATAATTTATTTTGGTTCGGGTTTATCTTTATCGTAGTTCATACCAGCTAGTCTTTTAACAACATTCGTAACACCACCAAACACAAATGGGCCATATGGGTTTTCTTTTGTTACTTGGTTATTTTCTAACCCTCTTCTAAAAGTAGTTGCATAAGACTCTTCATCTTTTTCAACTTTACCACCATCTTTGTATGTTGTAGTTTTGACCAGTCCACCATCCCTATAACTTTTAATAGTATAGTTCTTTGAACCGTTATTCATTTTGTATCCCATAATAACCACCCCTAAATAATTTTAACATTACTATAAAAAAGTCCTCCTGTCTAACCATGAATAGACGGGAGGACCAGAAAGGCAGTAACTATACATTCGAGGGAAATAGTTACCCAGCCACTAAATGAGTAAAAGTGGCTTTAATTAATGCTATCAAGTCCATCCGCCTGACGCAACCGATTTTACGTCTCGCTTCTCAATCATAAATCCTTCTGCTGTTGTATTAATGTGTAGCATTAAATACTGTAGAGCTTCTGCAACGTGGGAATGTTTGTTCTTATCTATGTTCCCATTCTTCTTATGAAACCTATACCCACCCATCATTGCGGCTTTAAGCCTAGAACATCTTGGGTCTACTAAGAATGCGGAGTCTCCATCTACTTGACGCATAAGGAAATCATCTACCGCCGAAAGTCTAGCTGAGATGTTATTAGTCTTAGCCGACATAACTTTCAAGCCTTCGGCTTTTATTATATCTACTGCTGAACGCTCATCTGTTTGAGCTCGCTGTATACCTGCAGGGTCTGTAATGATTATCACAGGAGACCCAGAATACTTTTCTATAATCAAAGGTTTTAAAACTGTACGTATGAATCTTTGTATCCCCATATCAAAGCTTACTGCTTCGTCAAGTATAAGGACTCTACCTCGTGGGTCTTGCTGTGCTATAACTGCAGCAGGTGTTAGACCTAAGTCCATTCCAATTACAATAGGTCTGACTCCATTAACTATGGGCTGTAAAGTTTGATGAGCCATATGGTAATCAGGTCTGAAGTACTTGTACACTGGCTGCCCAGCTGTACTTAGCCCATACTCTCCATCAATGTACACACGTACATATTCATCCGACCTACCTTGTATATCATAATATCCTTCAGGTAAGTTCTCTACATTCTCAGCATACGGACTTCTACCTGATGGTTGTTTGAATACATCCCAACCATTATCATTAAGTGAGACTCCATCTACGGGGTCAAGTTTTTCCATTTGGTAATACCACCATGTATCCATTGTGGGTGGGTTAGTATCTCCCCACATCCCAAACCAAGACGGTCCTCCATCTTTAGCTGACGGGAAACGCCCAATACGTTTTGACATAGCGTCAACTATGTCTGGGTTTATATCCCGACACTCATTGAACCATGCGAACGTTAACTCAAGTGAGTTCAAGTTAGCTACATCATCTGAATCATCTAATGCCCTGAACATAATCTCACACTCAACATCACCTACTTTAAAGAAGTAAGTCTTTGTTGTTCTCATGTACGTACCACATACACCTGGTGGAAACCAATCGTGAAATGTTTTAATAGTTGTATCTTGTAGTTGCCTAGCAGTCTCACGAACAATAGCTGCCCTGGATTTTCGTATCCCTTGCTTGTTCGGTTTCTGCATAGTCGCTCGTCTTATCACTTCAAAAGTAGAAGCCACCGACTTGCCTGACCCTACAGGGCCCATCAATGTCCGCATCTTAGAATCAGACATCATAAATTCTCTGCATATTTTAGATGGGGTATAGTCTATATCCATTACAGTTCCTCTAATAAAGTTACGTAGTATTTTGTGGGTGATTTTTTATACCTAATAATTCTTGTCTTAAACGACATCCCGCTTTCTCGTAATACATACGTTATGTCTTCGTACTCAACCAAAGTCTCAACCTTTGCCTCACCACTCTCGTCAAACTTACTTAGCGTTTTTAATAGCGACAGGTTCGTCTGATGTTGTTGAGGTGTAGTCTTCTGCGTCGATGATGGTTGTTGGGTGCTCTTGCCCCCCGAGATTAATTGTAATTTTAACTCCTCCACTGGCATCCTCCGTGTTTGTATTGTTTGTTTCAAGCCCACCCCATTTGACAGTAGACTTTATTAAATCTGCTTTAACAGCTGAAGAAACTTCTGGGCTGTGTATCATTGTCCAACTTGTTGTTAGGAGTTCTTCTGCTTGGGCCCGGGCTTTTAACTTGAACGTCATACCCTTGTCTACAATCTCAGTTCTGTAGGATTCTACTTTCTTTAGATAGACTTTGTCTGTGTTGAACTTAACGATGTCACTAACAGTAATTTTATGCCGGGTTCTAATTTCATCTAGAGTTTCTCCCGAGCCTTCTAGTAGCAGTGCCATATCGAAAGCTAGTCGGTCAGACCACTTGGTATGTTTTAGCGGTAGTGTATCCATTAGTTGAACTTAAGATATTTATGGGCGTGTGTCAAGCATGGGTACCCCCAAACTTTACATCTTTGTTTTTTGGCTCTTGTTGAGAGAGGTTTACTTATTCCGGGGGGGCTTTCGTTTGCTGTGTCCAACTACCCCCCCAAGCCCTTATCTATATAAGCATTCTCTAATATATCTAAGAGCTAGTAAAGGCGTGGCTTATTGCCTCAAACTTGACAATGTTGTAATCTTTTGCTAGAGTGAATACAGGCTAATCAGTGCCTATTGTAAACTGAATAATCTTAAGAGGAGGATAGATTATATGTCAAAGTATAATTTTGAATCAGCTAAAGGCAGATTTGATTTGTTTGAGGATGTGAGAGCATACCCTAGACAAAACAAATCACCCGAAGAGCTTGACAGTTATGGCGTTGCCAAAACTGAGTCAGTGCCTAGGTCAAATACTATCTCTACGATAGGGTTTGTCTGGAATCTTGATGGTCAGTACTCACTGACTTCAAACCCTGAGGGAGTTCTTGAAGACTTGAAAGAAATTTGTAGTGAATTTCCAGACAGTCCTTTGAATCACAATCATTTCTATCTGTTAGAAAATGATAATGGTTCACTGAAAGAACTTGCTGTTGGAACTCTCATTCTAGGACCTAGCTACGGAAGTGTTAGGAACTTAAATGCGAAGTCGAATGCTCCCAAGCTTAGACTATCCAGCAAAGTAGGCTCGTCTACTCAACAAGTGAAAGTCTTTACGCCATGGATTTCGAAGTCCAAACGTAAAAACAAGTAACAGCTGTGGGTTGTCTCGGAGAAATCTGAGGCAACCTACCTCTTAGATTCACAAAGGAACATAACCATGAGTATATATAAACATATTGAAAGAGAATGTTGGATAGAGTATACATACAATCGTAGATACTTAAAGAAGACATTCTACAACCACTTAGAAAGAAAGCAATGGGTATTTAAAGTCTCACTCGATGACAGATACCAAGTCCTGAACCACTCCAAATAACAAACAACACCTGAACAAGTGTATAAACTGTTCACTCCCCCTCTTTATTTTTTTATTTATTTATTTAATCCCATAGGTCGGGGGGTTACGGCACACATAGACCACATAAAGGTTACACCTCATAGATATATACAAGGTAAACGTAAGGTACGTGCAGTGTATGTGTAAGGTAACACCTATCTATACTATCTAATCGATACCTTACGTGCTGTTGTAAGTTTTGTATAGGCATACCTTACAGTGTTATGTGTATAGTTTGGCTGTACAGTTAGGGTTTAACCATACATAGGTAGCTATAACTATCTTAACTATCTAGACTATCTAGTTTTTTTACTATAATGTCACACACCATCAATAATATCTTATGATTACACTAAAATTGCGTAGACTTATTACCTCAAGAAAACTATATAATCTAGATAGTTGTCCCTATCATGTTGATTTATATAGGTATGTACTATCTAGTTGACCTATCTAGTTGTCAAGTTAGCACGCATAGTATCTATATATCTCTCCCTCTCTATGAGGGGTGAAACTTTCCAAAATTTTCAAGGTTTGCTAGGATACTTCCAGTCGCAAAGGCATTTCCGTCTCTGTGGCTTAACTAACATCCCTTATGGGGATAGGATAAACATTATGAGCGACAATAAAACATTCCATGTGTACTTCAAAGAAACTACACACAAAGGCACACCTAGTATTAAAGTACTGATGTGCAGTAAGGATACACCCGATAGTTATATCAACACTGATATCAAAACTATCTTGGCACATGGCTTAGCTATGGCACAAGTTACCCAAAGAGAGCTTATGGTATGGACACCACCTAAAGACACCAACCCTACTGAGTACTCTTGTACTCTAAACAGATGGGGTAGTGCATATATACACTTTGGTAACAAGGGTGGTACTAAGGGCGACAAGCAGGGTAACGCTAAGTTATCTTATGCCGACATTATGGCTACTGCTAAGAAACAATTAGCGTAACCATTACAACCGATATTGGGGACAGCTGATGTCCCCTTTATCACAACACATAGAGGTAAACATTATGCACATTACTAGTAGTAGAGGTACGAACAACCACGATTACTTTAAAGGGGCTCTTGGATGGGCTCGTGAATGGGGACTTGAGAGAGAGTTCATATACTGGTACAAGAAGATGCGTAGAGAGGGATATGATGTCCCAACATCTTGCCATGTTGCACTCAAAGAGTGGGACATATAAACAACATAGAGGTAAACATTATGCTTGATTTAATTATTATTATATACACAACCCTAGCAGTCATATGTTTGGGGGGTTTAGGGTACGCCTTTGTTAAGCTCATCCAACATGGTGAGATAGCATTCATAATAGCATGGACTAGTGGGCTAGTAGTGTCTCTGTCTATGGTATACATGGGGATAACACTATGACTAAGTGTGTACTGTGTGGTGAGAATGATGTACTGCAAGGTAGGGTATTGTTAGGTTATGATACATGCCTATCATGTGGTGAGGTTGAGGCACGCAATCGGAAGTTTACAGTAGTGCCTATGCACAAGTCTAACTATGTAGTTATCAGCAACCCTGATGACCTGAAAGGGATTAACAACAAGGGGGGTAAGCATGGATAACTATACACGAGAGGTTGTAGATAGACTTATGCATAGGCATAATAAAATAATAGGCTATGACAGTTAACCCTGTGTGGACATAGCTTATGGGGATAGGTAGGTATTTAGTAATGTTTTCACCTGTCTATCCTTAATGAATTAACAAGGTGTATTGTGGTTGTTGTTGCAACACAAATGCTTAATGAGGACTAAAATCAAGTGCGTACCAAATCCTCGCCTTAATGAATTAAACAAGAGGTGATGACATGAAGAACAAACAAAATAATAATACTTTGTTTCATAGGGCAACCAAGAAACCTAAGACCGAGAGGGTTTGGAATGGTGATGACATGTGCAAGATACCCTGTGTTGTAAGAGACCATGTGGTTGGTATACCCCAAGATGTTGACACAAAGATAGCACTACACAACATAGAGGAACGAGGGGTTGTAGCTATCAATGAGCTATTAGATTTAGGGGAAGAATCCTACAACATGGACTCATCTGTCAGTCAAGGTGGTAGCAACAGTGCTAACTACGACCACATTAAGTGGGAAGATAAAGAGGCTAAAGAATTTGAGGCAAGGCATAGGTACTGTACCTGTTGTGGCAATAGGTTAGCAACAGCTAGGGTAAGGAATGGGTATGAAACATGCAGTAAAGAATGCCAAGACATATGGTTTAAGAATACCATCACTTAGGAGTAGGCGAGGTATAAGGGTGTCCCCTCATAGAGGGGGCAAACTTTTCAAAAATCTCAAGACTTGCTAAGCTATTTCCAATTCAAGAATTTTCCACATGCTGTGGGGATATAACAACACATAGGAGAGTAAACTATGAGAGCGAAACTACTAAAGCAAACCCTAAAGGATTTGTTTAAGATAAAGAGGACAGTAGCTATAGAGGGCAAACCTGGGGGTGGTAAGACTACCATTTGTCGTGAAGTAGCTGATGAAATGGGGGTAGGTTTCATTGAAGTACATATGCCAACCATGTTGGTAGAGGACTTTGGTATACCTATGCCACAACCTGATGGCACAATCAAACATACACTACCACATTGGTATCCTGCTGTAGGCAGTGACCACCCTGATACAGGTATACTATGCTTTGATGACATGAATCAAGCTAACGCTGACTTACAGAAAGTGGTAGCTAACATGTGTCAAGCTAAAAACCTACATGGTGTGCCAATGAAAGAGGGTTGGCAAGTGGTGTCGACAGGCAACAAGGTGTCGGACAGAGCAGGTGCTAATCGCATACTGTCACATCTAAGAAACAGACACACTGTGTATGACTTAGAGACACACGTTGATGATTGGGTTGCATGGGCAATAGACCATGATGTTAAGCCTGAAGTCATATCATTCATTAAGTTCAGGACAGACTTACTGCATGACTTTGACCCACAGAGAGAGTCTAACCCTACACCAAGAAGTTGGATAGAGGGTGTATCAGATGCGATAGGTGTTGTATCACCTGAGGCAGAGTACGAGACATTCAAAGGGGCAGTAGGCGAGGGTGCTAGTGCAGAGTTCGTAGGCTTTGTTAAGATATTTCGTAACCTACCTGACATGGAACAGCTTATTAAGAAACCATTAGAGGCTATAGTGCCTAGTGACCCTGCTACATTGTATGCAATATCAGGCTCTCTTGCTACCTACTCAACAGTAGATAACTTCAAGAATGTACTGACATATCTAGATAGGATACCCCCTGAGTTCTCAGTGCTATCGGTATCGTATGCTGTTAAGAAAAACACTGACTTGATGAACACACCTGAGTTCACTAAGTGGGCAGTAGACAAGACAAATATAATTATATAACAACGAGGTAAACCATGAGTAAACTAACCAACAATGCATTGGTGATACAGCTTACTGTGTCACAAGCAACAATGCGAAAGCGAGATAAGAAAGCTACTCAAGAGATAGCTTTAGCCAACAACACAGATGTGTCGGCAGGTAACTACAACAAAGCATTACTACCAATGGCACAGTCATTGAGTGATGTGCATAAGAAGACAACACTGATAAGGCAGATGTACTATGACAACACACTACCATGGGGTATTGAGGGTACTATGCTACTACCATCTGCTAACTATCTAAGTTACATGGGTAAGTTTAGACAAGGGAAAACAGAATGGACAACCCTAGTAAACAAGTTCCTAGATGATTACCCAACACTACAGAGTAATGCACAGTCATTTCTAGGTAGCTTGTATAATGCTAGTGACTACCCTCATATAGATGACCTAAGAGATAAGTTTAGTATGGAAATGATTGTCATGCCTGTACCTGCTGATGACTTTAGGGTATCAATATCTGACAGCGAGTTGGCACAAGTACAAGCTGATGTTAATGCAAGGGTAGAGAGTGCAACAACAAAGGCTATGCATGAGGCATGGCAAAGACTATACGATAGAGTCAAACACATATCGGATAAGTTGCATGACCACAAAGCAATCTTTAGAGACACCATGATAGACAATACTAAAGAGCTATGTGATGTACTTAAGCGATTGAATGTTAATGATGATGAGAATCTTGAACAGCTTAGAGCTGAGGTTGAGTCATCATTTACTAAAGAACACCCTGAATCATTACGTAATGACCCACACCTTAGGATTAGGAAAGCTAATGAGGCTAGTGACATTATGAAAAGAATGGGTGCATACATGGGAGAAATGTAATGGATATAAACACACGAATAAGTAAAGCTAAGACACGATTGATACTTGAACACCCATTCATTGGCACAG